CTTTACTGTGCCAAAAGACGGGACTAAGTTCCGTGGGTGCTGCAAAGAAGCTAGCCTTAATGTTTCGTACCAACTTGACGTTGGAAGAATCATGAAGGCGAAGCTCCTCGCTATCGGTATCAATCTTCGAGAAGGTCAGTCGATACACCGGTCGCTCGCGCGATCGGCCTCTATCGATGGTTCCTTAGCAACGATTGATATGAGCAATGCTAGCGACACTTTGTGTCGTGTCCTTCCAAAACTTGTCCTGCGACAAGACTGGTGGGAATTGCTCAACTCTCTCCGCGCTACAATGACACGAGTAAAGGGGAAATGGCACAGACTGGAAAAATTCTCCTCTATGGGGAATGGATTCACGTTTGAGCTGGAGACTCTGATCTTTGCAACGTTGGCACGATCCGTGATTCGCGATGAAGGGGGTGACCCTAACTTAGTGAAGTGCTATGGGGACGACCTCATAGTACCTGTCGAGCATGCCAAAAGCGTGCTCGCGGCTCTCCGGATGTTCGGTTTTATACCGAACGAACGAAAGACCTTCGTCGAAGGTCCTTTCAGAGAGAGTTGCGGTGGGGACTTCTGGTCTGGTACGCCCGTGAGGGCACACCATATAGAAAGTCTTCCCGATGAACCGCAACAATGGATCTCACTGGCTAACGGGCTTAGGCGCGTGGCTCATGCACACCCTGGCGATAACAGTCGTTGGACTGTCGTTAGGCGTGCTTGGCTTCGCGCTTTGGATCCAATTCCGAGTGATATCCGAAGGTGCAGGGGTCCTGAATCTCTCGGGGACGTCGTTATCCACGACGCCGAGGAGTTCTGGTCCTGGGCTGAACCTCCCCGCGGATCCCGCTCCGTCAGTCTCCTCGTCAACGGAAGTCAGCAAAAACTGACTCTCGAAGACGGGAAGATGGACGGGTGGGTTCAACGGTGGGTTTATGCCTACCTTCCTGTCCCAGTGATTCTACCATGGAAACACTGGCATCCTTCCGTACAACTAGCAAGTTGTACACTTGGCTTACCGGCTGTCGGCATAACCCCACGGGGGGGTGTCAGCGGATACCGGATTGGTCCCGTGGCCGTAGGCTGCGGGTCCTCATGGTTGCCAAGTAACATCAGAGATGACTACAACCGGGAGGTTGCAGCCAAGCTACGCTATCGTGAGATAGCGTAACCTCTGATGAAGCACTCGGCCCGGGCGTGAGCCCGGGCTGGATGCGAGCGC